GCCCTTATGAAGACCATGCAGGGGATGCTCGGGGGTATCTTGAAAAAATAAAACTGATATATATTAAATGAGCTCTTGGTTTAGAGATCCTAAACATCTCGTTGATGATAAAAAGATACTTGAATTTTGGCCATCGAGTGCCCAATCCCCAGCGGAACGCGTGAATGCTGGTTCGAGATTCATAATCTACGCCGCGTGTATTCATTACTTGATAAAGCGCGACGTGCGAATCTTTATATTGGCCGGAACTGCGTTGGGTGTTCTTTATGTTATGGATAAGGCTGGTATGGTGAAGGAATGTCCCACCGGTGGAACCGAGTTTTACGAAGGTGTCAATAATTCGTGTCAGTTACCAACCCGTGATAACCCAATGGCGAATGTTCTCATGGGAGATGAACCAAATAGGTATCGAGCGTGTAGCCAAGAAACCGTGAAAGCGGACGTTGACTCTTTTATCACCGGTAGCATTCAATATGGTCAATCTCGTTCTCGGGCGACCCTTCCAAAATACCAACAAAATGCATTTTCCCGTCAATTTGTTTCCGGTCCAGTAACCACTGTTCCAGGTGACCAAACTGCATTTGCCGAATTATTGTATGGTAAGAAGGGTGCCCCAATGTGCAAGTCGGATGGAACCATGTGTAACCCAAATGCGAGAGGAGTTCAACTCGATGCTTTTGCGGGTCTTGACCCAAGTGGCGACAAGCGTAGTGGTATGCATGGTTTTACTCATGCCTAAATAAATAAATCTTATGTAATAATAAATGGCTTACCAGTTGCAGCCAGGTCTTAGTATAGTCGAGAACCCAGCTGTTCCAGTGAACTGCGCGACGGACGAAGTGTTTGTGTACCCTCAGCCCAGTACGTTGAATAATGGCTCGAGTCGCCCAAACACCATGTTGTATGGTACGGCGCCATTCATGGCTGGAAAGGGTGCTCCAGCGGAATTCATCGAAACGAGCGATCAACTCAGACCCCAATCTACAACGAGATTTAACAGAGTTCTCGCGAAGACGTACGAACAAAATTTGTTCCCATTGCAAAACATGGAATGCAAGTTGCCTCTTCGTACTATTAGTTACGAACCAATGAGTACTCGATCCGAAATACAAAATGGAATGTTTAACCAAAGATACGTAAATAAAAATATCAATAAGAAATAAGAATGGCTGATCCAATATCTGTAGCAGCTATCGCAGGTCTTGTGTATGTGGGTCGAAAGTTGAGTCAACCCAAGGAAACCTATACTCTTACACCAGAACAGGGTGCTCCCGCTCGCACTCCTACGATCGAACCAACGTATAAGATAGAGCCAGTAAAAGAACGCCCAATTGAAAATTTGAAGCCAGTAAAGACATCCGTCGATAATTTGGGAATTGTCGCACCACAATTGAGATCGAGTGGACAAGAGGTTTTGAATATGCGAAACCGAATGAATGACTACAACCGAATGAACAACGTCTCGCCAGTGGAGAAGAGACTCGTTGGTCCAGGTTTGGGCGTGGACCCATCGGTTGAAAGTTACGGTGGTTACCAGCAACTTTTGCGTGTGAACCCAGAAAATGTCGGTGCTTACAGGCTCACTACCTTGCCCGGCAGAACTGGCCCCGCCGCCGATGTTTCTGGTGGTCGACGTGGTATCGCGGGTGCCATAGGTAATAACCGACCAGAAACGACTACATTTTTGCCCGACCGTCTTCCAATGGCGCTCGGAAAATCACAAGGATTCTCGGGTCGCACTCCACGTGGAAGCCACGAACGCACTAAGCGAACCACCAACCGAGCACAAACCGGTCTACGAACCGATACCCTTAGCAATGCCCCAGCGAAGAGATTCATCTCTGCGCAAACCATCTCCCAAGATCCAACTCGTAACAAGAAGGATGGTAACATGGAACAATATCAGTACGCGAATCAGCCACAACCAGGTGTTAGCAGTTATGCTCACGGTTATCTTGAGTCGCCAGAGGTCGCCATCGGTGGAAGCAGGTCGTACACGCCCGAAGAACTCACCCGTTATGGTTTCCGCCCAGATGAGCGACGTGGTAAGGCGAACCGTTCGGCCAACCCAGGTCGCATGAACGTCAGAGCGGGTCCACTCAATCAAGGTGGTATGCTTACGTCGGCTCGTTCCGATACGACTCGTGTCGACGGTCGCGTGAATCCATTGTCCGGTGGTTGGATGCAACAATACTCGAACAGTTCGTACCACGATCTCAATGCGTACAAGGGTCAGCAAAACCCACACGCATCTCAGGCGGGTCTCGGCGTCGCCAAGAGACAGCTCATGAACAACCCATACGCACACCACTTGTGCTAAATTCAATTTATTTTAGAGTAATACACTCATTAAAATATTATACGCATATTTTAATGAAGGTACATAACCTGACAATTGACAGTAGTCAACGCGATCCCGTAAAATATGAAAATCCAAATGACTACGTCATCGCTCTTGAAAGTCCAATTTATGACATTTCACAAATTAAACTGACAAGTGCGCGTATTCCTACATCACAATTACTGATATGTAGCAGCAATCAAAGTTTTCAATATAGAGCTACTCATCAAAATGGAACCCAGACAACACATGGTCTAACAATACCTACAGGAAACTATACAACGGGTGATCTTGCGGCGGCACTTCAGCAGGTTGGGAATTATACTTTTGGTATGACTTATAATGCCACCAGGAATATGTTTCAGTTGGCTGCACCCATAATGGACACGAATGCTAATCAACCTCTACAAAATCTTGAGTTTTTGTTTAAAACCGGAGAAGCTGGATACGATGATTCAATGGCAACGCGCACGACACCACATCAAATTTTTGGAATGTCCGCCAAGGATGTAAGTGTGGCGGGCGGTGATTTTGGTGCACCGAACTTAGATGGACCCAATTCACTGGTGATTCGCATTTCTTCTGGGTCGGAAGAGTTAAATCAAACTCTTCCTACATCTGGTCAAACACCTTATTATACGGGTCACATTCTCCTACCCGGTGGTAAATCATTTGTTAACGTTAACGGAAACGATGATAAGGTCACACACGAGTTTCATTCTGGAACCCTTAAATCCATAAATGATTTACGAATTCAGTTTTTTTACATGAGCCATGGTCGACTCATTCCGTATGATTTCAGGAATCAAGATCACGTTTTGAAGTTTGAGATATCCTGTTCAACTGATAAACTTGAAAATGTACCGAAAGTAAAGATACCCATAGACGAGGAAGAGGAAGAGAAGAAGGAGGAAGAGGAGTCCGACTCTAAAGTTGAAAAATACACTATTCACGGAACGGAAAATGAAGCCGAAAACGTGGATAGGTGGAATGCTATCATATCTATAATTTTTATAGTTTTAGTCGGATTTGTCCTACTTTTAATTCCAAAGAGGAAGCCAACCACTTAGCGGGTGACCGCGTACAATGGTTGAGATGGTCGGTTGACCCGAGTGGAGACTCGGGAGATCGAGAGGTAGACGACGATGGACAACAAGGTGGTGAACAACGCGGTGAGCGTGTAGTTCATACCACCGTTCTTGTTGACCTTGACGACTTGGTTCACCAACCAGCGGACGAGGTCCATCCACGAGAGGGCGGCCGCGAAGGAGAAGCCAGCGACAACGGCGTTCAAGGATTGCGATTCGAGCTCTTGGCTGATAAGAGTAACAGTTTCGGCAGCGGACATGGTATATATTACATTTAGAAAATTTATTCTGGGACTAGTTCCTCTACGACTAATATCTTCTTGTATTTTTTGGCCTGGTAACCCTTTGTCTTTGGTTCTTCAGACTCAGACTCGGACTCGGAATCAGAATCGGAATCAGAATCGGAGTCCGATTCACCAACTCTGAACGTTTTATATTCCGTATCCGTCCATCCTTCAGGCTCCTCCGACTTCTCGGTGTCCATTACTATCAATGGCATTTTTTAAAATCTCTTCGGACGGGTTCGTTGGAACCCACGCGTCCCAGGTATCGTATGCCTCGTTTATCTTATTCAAACCCTCATCACTCCCCGTGTATCTCGTAAAATCACCTTCACATTCTTCGAGTACCTCCATATCGGGTGTGTCGTCATCACCTTCGTAAATTTCTGGGAAGTAAGAGCCAATCTTTTGCCCGACTTCATATCTCGCACAATATTTCATGGCGTACTCGACGTCCTTCATGAGAATTGCGTCTCTCCCACACGCCTTGGAGTATTCGCACGCGAGTAACATCGCTCTTTCAATCACTGGTATCAATATATTCGACATGGTTTCCATATATTGATCCACTTGCGTATCTTCGTTGTTCGTTAAATCGTAACCTGTCTTCATTATGTATCAAATAGTAAAGTGCAGATTCCGTTCTCCACACGGAGTATGTTATAACTTTGGGCATAAACTCTAAGTTGCTTTTGTTTGTCTGTGTTAACTGGATAGTTAAACAGCCCCACACGTGCTATTTGATTTTTTACATAGGATAAATTGAGTTGACCAGAAGGTTGTATGCTTTCGGGTTCGAGAGCAAAACTATACATATAAAATCTCCTGTAAACGGTCGTCCTCGAGTGGTGTTTTGCTGGCTGAATCGCTCTCAAATGAATAATATTTCCAGTAACTTCATCCAGTATGGTTTCTCCGTCAAACTCAAGTTCGATCTGTTTTACTTGTTCTGAACTCGTGAAAAGTCCATATTGATCTACATTAACATTTGAACAGTATTGATACGGTGTAGCGAAATCGTTCTCCACGTTTGGGTCGTTGTCAAACTTATCCTGTACCACAAAAAACAATTCTTTGACGGGATTCAGCATATTGAGTCTAACCTCGTGTACATTACATTGATTAACTGTGTCAATTTTGGCGTCGGCTCGGTCGAGTTCAAACGTATTCGTTTGTGTCTGTGTTATGAGATAGTCCACTCGTTTGGGAAATGTCTTATCTTGTAAACTTACCATTTCGGTTGAAAGTTGAATACTTTTTATGAGTCCAGTTGGATTTTGACCGAGGTAGTAGGTGGATGCCTCATTATCATTTGGATTAAGCGAATCCACGGCAAATATACAGTCTTCGGCTTTTCTGAAACGTATCGCTACCTCAACTTCTTGTTTAGTGATAGCATGCAAAGGTATGGCAAGTTCTGGGTGTTCGTGGAAATAAAATGGAAGGTCTACTCTGTAAGACGTGTTCCTCTTAGATGCCGACACTCTATCATCGCGTATATCTGTGTATTTATCCGTAAATGTGGAGAATATCTGGTTAGGTTTACCGACCAGTTTTCTGAGTGCGGTCTGTTTTGATTGCGTCACGGATATCTCGGAATAAATGGCTAACATATCGGATGGTATTCTTTGGACGAGAGTACCACCTATGTATAATTCTGCGTACTCTATCATGGCTTGAGCGATCGATTCGCAATATGTGACATCGTAAGACGACAAGGACTGATCGATAGCCCCGAGTGTGATTTTCACACTCAAACCTTTCAACAAGTCGCCTTGGTTTTGTGGTATAACACACCGTATTTCTTCACCAAACTCCACTCCACCCGTAAAATCTAAATCGTCGTAGAATCTCGCATAATTTCCATGCTTTTTGAAATTTTTTATAAAATATGTGTATTCTGGATCATCGGTAAATAACCTGTCCTGTGGACCCATAGTTTGAAGTTGAACTCTACCGGCCATTCTAATATTACATCCTAAAATTTTAACCCAGCCATTCCCCCATTTACTCTCACGACATTGTAGTTTGTTGCGTATACGTGTAGAGTGTGCGATCGAGTCGAGTTAATACCATCATCTAATTCAACCTCGAGTAATTTGTGTATAACACGGCTCATATTCACTTGCCCAGTTGGATAATGAACACCTGGTTTCATAGAAAAGCTATATACACCGAATTCGTTATCTGGGTCTATGGAGTTCGTGTAATTCCTGAGTGGCTGTTCTGCGGATAACATGAGATTGTCGGCGTCTATCACGGTATTGTTGTTAAATTTCAAATTTACGTGTTTTATTGGGACATGTTCCTTTGTTTCATCATCCTTCGCCAAGAAAAAGAGTTCTTTCACTGGATGCTTAAAATTAATCATCACGGCGCGTGAAGAAACACCGGCTTTCATTCGTATTTCAGCCACTTGCGTCTGCGTGATAACATATTCAATCGGTCGCGTGCGTATGAAATTTTTCTCATCTTCCGTGACGTATACAAAATCACAAAACAGACTCATATTTCTCGGTGACATATCACACGTGATTGGTGTTATTTTTGTGTATGTGGACAAACTGTCGTCATGCTCCACCGTCAACTCATCCGCTGGTTTCAATTTAACCTTTACTTCTATGATGTGAACATCGAGACCACACGTCGGGATGGCGAGACTTGGGTGACCGTTGAAATAAAAGGGTAATTGTATTTTGTATTTTTGAAAATTTGTGTATTGTGGATTCGTGGCATCATTTATAATTGGATAGCTGTTATGGAGGGTCGTTGGAACGAGTGTAAATGTTGTATCGTTGTCCGTATAGTTAAGTTGATTGTACATGTATATGTAATCACCGGTGATACGCTGTATGGTTTGTCCGCCTATGATCAAATCGGCGTATTTGATCATCTTCGTGGGCGTGGACGTATCCCATCGAATTTGCTTAACATCCAGG